TTTTTAATGGAGTGCAAGAGATCCCTGCATAAAAGTACGATTTCAGCGATGTGGCGTTTATCTAAGTTGCCACAGAAACTTGGGCAGCTGAATCACTGATTTTGTTTTCTCTATCAGCAATTTTAAATTCTTCAGCTTTGATCTGAGTGATGATACTTCTAATTTTCTCATCAATTTCGACCATATTAAGAGTATATTTTCCATGTTGATTATACTCATACTGCCACCCTAACTCCAAGGACCTCTTTTGTTTGTACAGGTCTTCGGTCATGACTAACCTCCTCATAGGTTATTCTGTTAGGAATATCTCTAAACATTCCCGTTGATTCCCATTTTACACTTTTTTCTCCTAATTTGTCAAGTATTGCCTGTTCAATAGAATTGGCATTATCTTCCGATAAAACTTCAAATTTAGCGTGGTAATCATAGGCCCAGATGTTTATAAGATATTTCTTCATTTTATCTTTCTATATTAATTTTGTGGCGAAACTATGTCCCGCCACAAAAAAGTTTTAACTATTACGCACCTTGAACGCCAAAGATACCTCTATAGTCAGATACACCAAATCTGTATCTTTCTCTAGCTTTGTATCTT